CACCGACCCCGCCTGTGCCGTTGTTGTAAGTGTTTGCTGGTAAAGCCGCTGTCGTTGCATATTGGCAAGCAGCGTGAAAGTTAACCCCTGCCGCAATTGAGTCGGCATAGGACTTGTTGACAATATCAGTGCTTGAGCTTGGTGCTGTGGAAATTGTGCCGGTTGTCAGTCCCACCGTGGTGATAGTCGCATTTCTCCAATACCCGCCGGTTGTGTAGTACGTCAGCACTTGATCGTTTGCGGGACTACTTAACTGGACATCTGAATTTTCTTCTAAGGTCGAACCGTGAATCACGCTGACCTGTATTGACCCGTTTACGCCGCCTGCCGCCTTGGTCACCACGCCGACCTGCATCTTTAAGTTTGGCGCTGATGGCAAGGTGGTTGTATACCCGCCCACCACTGTGGGATCGTAGTAAACCGCCACACCACTGCTTAATGATGCCGTATCCAGCCCATGAACCGTGCCAAATGCGGTAATGCGCCCAAAGTTGTTTTTTGTAATTGGCTCGGTGGCTATACCAATAATCAGGTCAGCATTGGTCGTGCCTATTGGTGCAGGCTCAAACGTCACCACCCCTGTCGTGCCGTAAGCCCCAGAAATTGCAATGACCTGACCGTCCACAATGTCGTTGCTGGCTCGACCGTAGATAAAGATTTCTTCGCCAATTTGCTGGGTGATGTTGTTTTGCTTAAAGTTCAGCGTATCGGTTGCACCGTCAAACCACATTGTGCCAATAGGCGTAGATGCTGGCACTGTGCCGGTGTAGGTTATTGAATCCACCCCTGCCACGTTTCCATCGTCATCAATGGTCACCACGCTGTTTTGAATCAGCTTTCCCGTGGTGGTGTTGTATCGGGCTACAGCGTTATCAGTTGCCGAGGCTGGGCCAACCACATCGCCGCCGCCCACCGTGGATGTCGCCAAATTAATCTGTGAGCCAACCTGAGTAACCGTGACACTTCCATCAGCAGACGCAATAGAAGTAATCGCCCTTTCAGCAGGCAATGTAACAAATACGTCCTTTGACCCACCGCTAAAGTCCACCAAAGCGCCAGCACTAGACGAATCCAGCACCGTGTCACGTGTCAGTGTGTTTGAGTTATATGTGCCGATCCCCACTTCCCACTGAATCGTCCCTTGGATTGTGTAGTAGGTGGTGTTTCCATCACCAAGCACCGAAAACCGCTGAAAGCCCTGTACTGCGCCGCCAAGGGTTATCGTGCCTGTGCCTGTGGAAGTGGTGGTCTCCCTGACCCTATCGGCAAGAACTAAGCTCATGTAGCAATCTCAACACCCGCCGCCCGACCGTCTGGCCCACGAATTATGCGTTTGGGTGCGCTGATTGCCTGCATCACGCCTGTGATCTGCCCCAATGTCTCGCCGTGCATATCAGCCAAACGGTTGATTGCCTCGCTCATGCCGTCACCCAAAGTAGAGTCAACTTCCTCAGATGCCGCCATCTGTGCGCTCATTGCGGCTTGATCAAGCCCAGCTTTTGCGCCAATTTGAGCCACAAGGACTTTAGTCGCTGCATCAAGTTCTGCTTTCCATCGCTCATATTCTTCCCTTCCAGCCATCTCTCTGGCCTTTATTTGCATCTCGTTATTTTGCTTTGCAACCTCAAACTCGGCTTTCATCTGCGCTAATTGCATCTCTGCTTGCGTCTTAGCTTGGTGCATCTGCATCTCAAGCTGCGCTTTTCCTTGTTCAATCTGGGCTTGCGCTTGCATCTTCATCTGCTCAGTCTGAGCCTGCGCCTGCATCCGCATTTGTTCTGCCTGCTGTTCAGCTTGCATTTGCATCATCTCTGGCGGTGGACCAGGCGGCTGCTGTTTGGCAGCGTCTGCCTTGTCTTGCAGGGCTTTCATTGCTCTTTCGACCGCGCTCTCCAATCCCCGACCGGCTCTGAATCGGCGCACAAGGAATAAAAGCATCTCAGAGGCCATTGGCAAGGTCTCGGGCGCTTGGGCAATCATGGGGATTGCCTCACGCAAGAACATACCGATAGCTTGGATCGCCTCTTGTGCGCCCTGCTTTTCTGCCTGTTCATCAATCTGAGCCAGGCTGTCAGCCTCAACCGCAATGTGGAAGTCCCTGATTGTGCTGTTGGACAGCATCTGGATCGCCGCTTGCAGCATCTGCGGGTCTTGACCGTCCGGTGTATTCATCACGCCTGACATCTCAACAATCAACTCAGGCGGGTAAAACTTACAAATAATCTGTGCTTTGAGCTTAAAGATGTCAGTCGCAAACCGCGCCACTTCGCCCTGGCTACTCTTTAACCGCAGGCTACCAAAGTTGGCCTTGAGCTGTTGAGCACCGAGGGTTTCTTGAGCTTTAGACGATCCACGCAGAATGTCCGATATGCCCATGATCTCGTAGATCGACTGCTTAACCTGCTCTCGGGCGCTGTAAAGTTCCCGCAAGGTCACAATGATCTGCGATGTGTCCATCATGTCGATAGCGCCCTTTAAGCCGCCTTTTTCCGACATTGCCGCCCATGCAGTCACTGGGAATAGTTTATTGTCCACGCCCTCGCTAAACATCCGCGCCAGTTCCTTGAACTCGGCATTAAACACGCCAACCGCTTTACAAGCCTTGGTCAGCAGGTAAATACGTTGCGTCAGGTTGTCCAGCTCCTGCGCCTGATCCTCGTACTCACAGTAGTCAGGTACAGGAATCATCGTGCCGGTGGTGGTGGTTGCCATCAGCGGTTTGGGACATGGGAAGAATTCTTCTAACTCTAACGGGTCATCACGCTCGTCTAATGCTTGTGGATAACCTTTGGCAATCCAGCAAACCTTACCGCTGCGCTTGTTCCAAATCTCATAGACCATCGCCTTTTTGTCGTAGGTCATCTTGGCGGTCAATGGATTTTTACCATCCATGTCGGTATTGGAGCTGGTCAGGCTGACGTTTTTAAATACGTCCCCAAAACGCTCTACACCCTCGTCCTTGGTCATGTAGACCGCCCGGGCTACCCACCAAACCTCATCCCATGTGCGAGCAGGTGAATGCAAGAAGTCTGACCAGTAGACGTAATCAATAGGGCTGTGAGCTGCGTCAATACGCTCTGTGGGGTCTTCCACCACGGTACTAACTTGCGGCTCGCTGGGTTCTTCCATCTGCCCTGCGGCTTCGGTTGCTTCAAGCTGCTCATTGACAATGACCGGCTCATAGCGAATCCACGCTGTACCGCGACCAGGCAACAATCTATCTTGCACCGCACCAGACATGGCAGCGTCAAAGTCATCGAATTGCATGGTCTCGTATTCCATGACCCGCTCAAGCATCGTGGATGCCAACCGACCCACGGGGTCTTGATCCATGTATCGGCGCGAGACTTCGGGCTTGGCTTGGCGACCGTACAGGGCAGGAAACAAGACTTGAATGTTTGACCAAAGGATGTTGAACTTCATCCTCGGCATCTCAATGGCATCACGCTCATCCCGATACCGCTTAACTACCTTTTGCCCACGCTTTTCCCACTTATCAAATATCTTGATGGCGGTTTCAATCTGGTCGTGCCAGTACGGGCCTGGGTCTTCCCCCTCGTATGCGCCGTTTTCAGTCATGATCAGTTACCAGAGGCAAAGAAGAATGTCACATCCAATCCAGTGCCTGCAATCGTGGCGTACAGACTGACACCCACGTTAGCGGGGAATCGGTGAAAACCGATAGCCGGTGTAATCGTGCCACTCATAACCTCACCACTTGCCCCGCCGTTGCGGAGCACCAATGTGCCTGCGGTCGTGTTGTTGACGTAAAAACCAATCAACTGGCAAGGGCCAGTACTGACTGCGCCTGTGGCGGTGATGTTTTTGTATCCACCGACTTCTGCTACTGGCTGGCTCATATGCGTTCCTCTCTATGTTGCATCTCAAAGTCCCACAGCTCATCTAGTGTGATGGTTTGCAGGGTCTTGCCCTTGGGCGGTGTCTGATCTTTTGCTTCTTGTCTATAAGCTACTGCAAGCATTCTAAACGCATCTGCTGGGTGTGAGCACCAGTCATGGCGGGGATTTTGTCGAAATGCCTTTTTGTCTTCGTCATATTCCCGCTGATATTGCCTTAACGCTTCCAGCCCCTCATTTTCATCGCATCTGAAATCGAAATAACAGATAGGCAAGATCATCCGCACCGCTTGAATACCGTCTTGTATGCCGATCTCAGGCACTATCGCCAGCTTGCTCATGCCGCCCAAATGTGCCGCCAACTGCTCAACAATGGACTTACCGCCCGAGGCAAGGGTCTTGGCTCTGGCATCATGCGGCAGGTAGTGGCGGGTGTATCGGTAGCCCTTGGCTATCACCGCACTGGCTATTTCCTCAATGCTTGCGCCTGAGACAGCGTAATAGTCCATTACCCTGATCTCGCCCCGCACTACTTGATAGAACCAGATTGCGGTGTCGTCTCGATAGCCTAAGTCCCATGCGGTATATACCGGCGCTTCTGGCTCAAACGGTAGCTTACAAATCCTGCCCTCATCATCAGCAAGGCGCATCTCTTGACCATAAAACGCACCAAGAATGGCGGCATCAAAGCTGCATTCATATTCTTGATCGTATTGGTCTTGGCTTAACTGACCCCGAGCCGCCTGCAATTCTGAGTCTGGCAATATTTTAGACACGCTGGCTGGCAGTTTGAGCAAAAACCAATCAGGCACGTTTTGGCTGACCTTGTAAATGTCGTGAAACTGGTTCTTACCCTTTGGCGTACCCCCAAACACCGCCCAACCTAATCGGTCTGACAGTGTGGGTCGAATGACGTTACCCCAGACGCTGGGCTTAAAGTCACCGTACTCATCAAGGTAAACCCCATTAAAACCCATACCCCGCATGGCATCGGCGTTATCTGAGCCAAACAGCATAATTTTTGCGCCGTTAGCCAGCTCCACCATCAGGTCGGATTCGTTTGTGGTTTTGGTGATCGGCGCTGCGTAATACTTGATGTAATCCCATGCCACCCGCTTAGCTTGGCTTCTGAATGGAGCTATGTAGGCATACTGTGCGCCCCGACCGCCCTCAGTGATTGCTCGCTTAATCAGATCGTTAATTGCGGCTACCGTCTTTCCAGCTCGTCGGTGAGCTACTAAACATGACCATCTTTCCGTTCTCAGATGGAATGGCATAAATGCCGCCCTTGGGGAATAGGGCAGGATTACTTCACGCCGCCCCATGTCACCACCATTTCTACTGGGCCTTCGTCCTTGCCAGTGATCTCAGTCCTTGCTAGTTTCGGTACATGGTATTCAACCACTGATTGAAATAGCTCAAAGGCTTTGGCAGGGTTGGGTTTTATGTCAGCCTCAGGAATGCCATTAGCAACGTCATCAAGCCATTGTGTGAGCCGGTGAGCATTACCATCCACGAACATCGCTATCGCCTCTCTAGCCTGCGCTGTGACCTTATTAGGCGTACCCGCAGACCTACCGCCCGCTTTCTTTCTATTCTTAACTACTTTAGTTACTTGTGTAGTCATTTGGCACTCTTTTCTGCATTGCGCTCAAGAATGGTCATGTTCTTTTCTTCGCCAGGGAATACGACAAAGTTGTGAGTCAACTTAGGATGCGATGCTCTTTCTTGTTCTAATGATGCTAATTGCTGTTTCATTCTTTCCTGATTACCCAATCCTGATCCTATGTCTTTCTTTAATGAGCTGATACGGGCATCAATTTGAGCTTGAGTCATAGACGCAACGCCTGGTCTTCTGCTTAATTCATCAAGATACTTAATGCCTGGTATACCCATTTCTTTTAACTTATTACTTGCATTTTTTTGTGTTGTGTTGCCTGCAAGCCGCATATATATCCATTGACCTCTTTCTTCTGGAGAGTAGTCATTTCCGCTAGGATGATACATATCGGGGTCATATTTTGCCAATGCTTCTTGAACATTTTTAGGTTGTTCGCTCAATGGCTTATCCCAATCCAGCATGGTTGCAATCTTTTCATCAGGCAAATCAATTTTGTATAAATTTCCTGTGTTTGCAGCCGTTACATCTGGTCTTACTTTTCTAAACTCAGACATTAATTTTTGATATTCTTTTGCCGCTTGAGGATTTTTTGATGACCTCATTTCTTTTGCTGCATTCAGCAATTCTTTACGAATAACGCCAGTATCACCAAGATAAGAAAGCAAATAGTCATCAATTTCAGTATTGCCAGTTGTTCCAGTTTTTCTGCCAACAATTGGATCATAAAATTCTTGGCCTTTATATTTCATCTGAGTGCCAAGTTGTTTTTGGTATTCTTTTGCAACTGCTGGCGCTTCAGCCGTGTAAATGCCATACCCATACGCTTGAGCACCCTCACCAGTACCAATCTTTGAGGCATCAAACTCACCCAATGGGTTGCGCTCAGTAGGCGGTAATGTGTGAGGCGTACCATGATAAACATCAAGCAACTTAGGCTTAGGCGTAATTGTTCCAAGCAATGACCGTGTGGGCTGACCTGTTAAGCCAGCATTGATTTCTTGCCCCGCCATCCTTACCACGCCTGTTGCCGCAGGTTTCAGCACCTTAGCGGTTGCTGGTGTCATGTACCCGCCTAGCTCCTCCATCCCCGCCGTTTCTTGTCTGGGTGTGGTTGCCCTTGGCATCATGCCCAAAATGTCTGTGGTGGTCGGCAATACTGGTGTCGGGCTTACGTTTACACCGCCTGCGCCGTATAACTTATTGATGCCCATCCGACCAAGGGATTCAATGTCGCCGCCCATGCCTGGCACTGATGCCGCACTACCCCTGACCAATGATTCCAGATTGCTACCAACCGCTTGACTGTAACCTTTGAGCATTCCTAGCAAATCAGATGCAGTCGTTGTTTTGCCGTTTTTCAGCGTGATCAGCGTGTCGGGCGTGATCGGGCCAGTATCTTGTCCATACCCACCACCTAACGCCGCAGCCATGTCACGGTAATCAGCCATTATTTTTTTGCCAAGGCTTTCGCCATTGCCATCTTTTTGTCGGCAGCCACATAGTCTTGGGCAACCTTAACAGGGATGTCGGCTTTTTTTGCAAACTCTGGGTTGTGCGCCGCCGCTTGCATGAATCGGGCTTGTTTTGCAGAATGACTAGGCATCGACCACCTCTTTCATCTTGATTAAGCCGTTCATCAGTCGGCTTTTGGTGTTGTACCACTGTTTGCTGAAATCACAATCCTGATAATGGTCAAACTCAGGAATTCCTAGCGTGTAGTGGGCAATCTTGGCGTTCTTGTTTTCCTGCTCGCCAATTAATACGTTCCATTCTTTCGGTAACTCACCGATAAGTGAATCGGGCAACCAACCGAATCGGTGTAGGTCTGAGCCGCTGTGGTCAGCCACAAAGTCAGGTGTCAGCACCTTATTTCTTGGGTGGTCGCAATTCCACAAGATTAGGCTTGACCAATTCTTTCTAGGGTAATCCCTGTTTGCCGCTTCCATCGGTGTGCCAATGTATTTCTTTGGGTGCTTGGTCAGATAGTCGTGCTTAACAACTTGCACCGCTTTGGTCGGATCAAATAGTTTGCTCAAGTCGTCAATGTTGGACAACATTAGCATATCGCTTGCGTCCAAAAATATCGCCTTGCCTGTAAATTTGGTGAAATAAGGCACTAAAAACCGTTGGTAAGTAAATGCGTTAGTCCCGTCCCGCTGTGTACCGTATAACGGTGTTATGGCGACTGGCTCGCTGGTGCGCTCAATCAGGCTCTGGCAAAACACATGGTAGCCAATAGCCTCCCTTGGGTCGTAACCAGCAAATATCCTGATCATTTCAGCGTCAGCTTGTACAGGGTTGTGTCAATCAGCGCCGCTATTTCGTCCACAATGTTCTGGAGTTGGGTGTCGTCTGGCAATGCCTCACGGTTTTTGTAGACGTATTCCTTGATGCTGGTCAGGTACTTAACAGGGTCTTTGGCATTGTGAAAGTTCTCAGGAAAATCCTTGATCTTTTCGTAACACCCTGCGTAAGCCTCGGCAAATTGGTCTGTCAAGTCAACAATTTCTGTGTAGTAAGCGCCTAAAGACACATGAACTGAATAAGAGTCGGTCGCTAGGTGCATGAAATGAGTCACCGTAGAGCTGTGAAACATTGTGGAAATGAAATCGGCAACGTCTTTTTTCATGGTAATCCTAAAAAAGCAGGGGTCAATGCCCCTGCAAAGGAGACAACTGCTGGTCAATTGTAAACGCTGGAATTGGTACGTCAACAGGCCACAAGCCTAAGATGTACAGTTTTTTTACGGTGGCAATGTGCGCTAGTTCCCACATTTCTTTACGTTCTTCTTTGCTTAACGTGTTCCCTTGGTCAATCTCATAATGGCATTTAAGACACAGCGCAGCCACTAAGTTGTCATCAGCTTTAATACTTCTGCCCTTACCGCCGCCCCAGTTTGTGTGTGCCGCCTGCACCATAACGCCAGACCCACAGGCTTGGCAATCAAGACCCGCCACCAGTTTGAGTAGTTTTTTTGATCTTATGTATTGATGTTTTTGAAACATGGGTATACTTTTATCAGGTTGCCGTTTTTTGTGCTTGCGGTGATCACTTTGGGTCGGCCTTGTGCCGATCCCCTTTTTTTAACAAATATGACCAAATACCGCCACCCATAAATTTGGCAAAAAATTGTAAAGCCACAATTTCTAGCATCAAACTGCCAAAAGCAACGGTCGGAAAAACTATCGAATCTACCGCTGCGCCAGCAATGTTTGATCCATTGACCCGAATCATCCAATCCTTGCCTTTAAGGTATTGATATGCAACCGCATCAGCTACCATTGATAAACAAAATGCAGCCAAAGATGCAAAGGCAATCATTCCTGTTGCGGGATTGATGGCGTAAGAAATAATGCTTGAACTTGCAATTAAGCCCCCCATTTTTATGGCTAACTTGTCATCCTCCCAAAGATCATGCAATTTGTCTCGCAATGATAAATCTAAACCGATCAAGACAAAAGCATTGACAAGGCTAAACCAAACTCCTAGCCAAGCAACAAGTAAATTAGCCAAAACAAGGGCAGCTATATAAATTCCTGCGTAAATCAAATTAAATTCTCCTGCAAAGGGTTAATTTGCCAAAAAGTTGGCGGGTTAGTTGAATCAATTCTTTTTGCCATACATCCAGCGCATTGCAAATGTTCAGCATGATGCAACGCAACATTGGTGGAATCAGCACTTGCCAAAGGCCACGAACCGCTAGACTGCCCAAGCATTCTCATCCCATGCACCCAAGGGATTTGTCGCCCATAAGTTTGAACAAGAGCATTAAAAGCCTCATCCATGCGCCCACACCATTTAGAAGTGCCAATTTGCCAATATTCACCAGCAGACCCAAAGCAAACCCGCCCCCATTGGTCACAAATTTCAATTAAATAGCTGATTGGCAAACCCAAATGCCATACAGGTATACCCAATTCTTTGCGAAAAGGCCATGTTTTGGTCATTTCACGTTGTTGGTCAACAGTTCCATCAATTACATCGGGTACTACCGCCCAATGTGGATGCGCCAATAAAGGGTCAACCCATTCATAAAATCCTGTTAAGTTAAATTCTAATCCTCGGGTTTTTGCGCTAAATGCACCGTTATCAAGCATTAAGGATTGAGCAATTTGTAAGCATCTTTGCAAATCGTCTGGTCTGGCATAAGAAATACAAAAGTTTTTGCCTGCCATTGTTTGAATTGCTTTGATAGGGCTGATGGGCGTTCCATGATAATGAATCATGTTATTCCTCTAAAGCTCGAAACTTTACACCTTGCTGTGCGCCAAACATGGTGCTTAACTCAATCAACTCATTCATCTCTGCCACGGTCATTTTGCTTGTTCTTGCGCCAATGACCACAAACCCGCCCTCAATGCCTGGCACGATCTTTTGCTTCTTTAGCCCCGCTGTCAGCACATCTTTCCATTCTTGCTTGTCTAGCTTTTGACCGTACCAAACCACCTGCTGGGCAATGTCCTCAAGGTTTGCCCACATAAGGCGGTTTTGCTCAAGGCTTCTCACTTAATCACCCCAATCATGCGTAAAGCCGCATCAGGACTGTCTACAACCGCCAATGCGCCGCCTTTCCAGCTTCCATGCCACCTTAGCTGGTCTTCGGTCAAAAGCCGCTTAGATGGCGGTTTAAAGCCGTCTTTAATTTCAAGTAGAAGGGTTTGGCCTTGATAACCCACCAGCAGATCAGGTACACCTTTGCCAACACCAGCCAAAGACTGCACCGTAGCGCCAGCCGACCGTAACGCCAATACAACCGCTTCCTGATTTGCATCAATCTTTGCCGCCCTCATTCATGCGTCTCCGTAAGTCATCAGCAGCTTTCTGCCCACGCCGTTTTACTACGTCGGATAAGGTTTGCTGCCACCAGGCTAATGCTTCGGCTTTCCCTTCCTCCCGAATCTTCTTCTTGTAACGCCTGATCCAGTCCTTGGCCTCGGTCTGGCGCAATGTCTCCTGTATCTGTAAGCGCTGTTCTAACAACAGATTGGCTAAATTCTTCACCGTCTTTAAGTCGGGAAAGGATTGAGTTTGCAACAAGTCTTTCATGATTCACTTAGGATTCTCCATGCTGTTGCGGCGCACAATGAAACTTGCCCATTTCCAATGGCTTTAAGTCTGTCCACCCTAGCGGCCACCCCATGAGCCACTCTACCCACGGAGGGTTCAGTTGCCCACCATTGCCTGCCCCCATCAATCTGGCTTCCTCCACTGTTGTATTCTTGTTGAGTAAATCCCAACTCCCACTCCCGCCACACATCCCCTTTGTCCTTGGTGTTGGCCAGTGGGCTACCACACCAAGCCCAGGAGACTTCCTGTTCCCTGCTGTCTGGCTGTCCTTCCAATCCCTCGCATTCGGTGTGGGCAGTAGTTCCAGCCGCTTGCGTAGGGCTTTCCTGCTGTTGCTTCCCCCGTCCAATCCTGTGGTGTTGGGGGTATGAAAGAACGTCTGACCGTCTGGCGAGAATCCAGATTCTGTCCCTTTGGTGCGGCGCTCCAACGTCCGCTGCTCCCAACACTCCCCATCTCGCATCAAACCCCATTGAGGCCAAGTCTCCAAGAACTCGTCCAAGTCCCCTAGAAGTGAGCATTGGTGAGTTTTCCACAAAGACGTATTTGGGTCGTACTTCACAAATGATCCTCGCCATTTCTCCCCACATTCCTGATCGTTCTCCATCAATTCCTGCGCCTTTTCCTGCGGCACTAATGTCTTGGCAAGGAAATCCTCCCGAAACAACATCAACAATTCCTCTCCACGGTCTGCCATCAAAGGTTTGAACGTCATCCCAAATCGGGAAAGGCGGGAGAATTCCGTCATTTTGTCGGGCGCACAATACGCTTGCTGGATAGGCTTCCCATTCGACTGCACAGACTGTTCGCCATCCAAGGAGTTTGCCGCCAAGTATTCCTCCACCAGCGCCTGCGAATAAAGCCAGCTCATTCAAAAGTCCTCCCCAACCTCATGCCAGCTTTGGGCAACAGGTTTTTTTTCAGTTCTTTGCCATTGATGCTTTGAACATTTTGGTTTATCGCCATCAGAATGAACTGACCAACGGTTTGGGCAATTGTGTACTGAACACATTAATTTTTGAATGGCATCAAAATTGTCGTCATTTTTAGATTCTGGTTTAGCAAAACTCATTTTTGGTACTTTCCATCAATTATCTTAGCGAAATTGGTTGCATTCACAATCCACACAAGATCAGGTCGCCATGTCCTGTCCTTTGTTTCAAACCCCTGCGCCAGCTTGGTATCGTTGGCAATGTACGCAAAAAATGAATCCCACCATGCCATCCCCTCTGCTTGTGTGGAATACCCCTGTGGGCTAAATACAGACGGTTTGGCAGCTTGTAACCACCTCTGCCGTAGGTTGGTCTGCCTAACCCCATCCCAAACCCTTGGCTGCGCTAACTGGGGTAAATGCTTTTTGTAAAGCTCTAAGATTTCCTGATGTGGGCAAGTCGGCAGTTTTGCTGTCGACAAAGAATCTTTAGATTCTTTAATATGGTTATTGGTTATTGGTTCTTGGTTATTGGTTAGTTGAACGTCCGTTGAACGTGCGCTCATCCTTCGTTCAGCAGATGCTTTGCCAGCCCTAGATGCTTGATCAATTTTGCTGTGAAAATGCTTAATTTCTTTGTTTGCTCGATCATTTATCCATCCATCTTCGGACAAATGAAAAAACTCCTCAAGCACAGATTTAACTTCATTTTCATAATCACGCATACCGATCTGCCGTGCAACAGACGCTATACCGCTGTTCAACGGTCGTTCATGTAAATAGTAAAGATCAAGAAGTCGGCGATAGGCCAAATCTTCCATTGCATCAAGATGTTTTGTGTGACTGAGATAGTCCCCAATATTGAATTGGTAGTAGTGCATATAAACCTCACGTTGTCGGTCGCCGTTACAAAGAGACTATGGCAGGGCGGTAACGAATCGCCTTTTCCCCCGCTAAGGGTAGCCAAGTCCACATTTTAATCTATTACAAACCACTGTGGTCGCAAATCTTTCAATTGGCGCAATCTCAGCTCTGGCACAGTCTTCCATTGGCAGACCGCCGCCCGATTAATGCCAAGAATTTTGGCAAGCTCAGTCTGTGAGCCTGCGAGATGGACTAATTGATCTTTTGTCATGGCGGCATTGTAAAGGCAGATTAACAATAAAGCGACATTAGGGAAACTCCTTAGAAATAATCCTTGACTGTTTGTTTAGTTGGCTTAACAATACATCCATGCCCCAGCAATTTCGCATAGGGTCTTTTAGGAGTAAGTATGAAACACATTGCAACGCTTCCCGCCGCAGACGCACGCATCATGATTAACCAAGGGCTTGAGCACCTTGTTGTTGAACATGGCGACTTAACCGCCCCCCTAGATTGCTATTTTTGCCCAATTACCGGCAACTTGTGGCACGCCTACCTTGGCACTACCGAACTCTATAACGTGCTGTCAAGCGCCGTTATTGACTCCCTTGAACGTGAATTTGCACCTTTGTGCGTTTGAAAGGCAAATATGTTTGACATTGAAAAATACACCAAACCCACAGACTGGGCGCAAATTGCCCTGTGGATTGTTTCAGCCGCCGCCATTGTGGTGGTTTTGCTTGACCTTTTTATCTGGAGACCCTGATGCGATATTTATTTTTACTGCTAATGACAGCTTGCGCCTTTGACCCAGAAACAGATCAAAAACTGGTCATGGACAAAAACATCCAACCAATGGGCAGGAATGAAGTCATAGACGCAATCAAGCAATGCGAAAAGAATGGTCTCAGAGCCATCACGATTTACGGTAAACGCAAGATCAATGGTTACACCGCCGAAACACTGGTAGACGTGACCTGTGGCCCAAAATTTTATTAAGAGGAAATCATGGAAACACCAATTGGAAAAAACATCGCCGCAGCTTTTGTCAAAGCACAGCGTGCTTTTGGCCCTGCTCTCAAAACGTCCACAAACCCGCATTTCAAGTCTAAGTATGCTGACCTGGCTAATTGCGTTGAGGCTGTTGTAGACGCTTTAAACGCCAATGGCATAGCCCTTATGCAACGTACCTTTGAATGCAAAGATGGCGTGATGGTGGAGACCGTGTTTGTCCACGAATCAGGCGAGGTCATGGAATGCGGGATGCTGCACGTACCTGCCGGTAAACAAGACCCACAGGGTTACGGTTCAGCTTTGACCTACGCCAGACGCTACAGCTTGCTTGCCGCCACCGGCCTTGCGCCAGAAGATGACGATGGCAACAGCGCCAGCCGCCGCACTGAGATCAAGTCTACGGTCAACGAAAACCAAATTCTTGATTTATTGGCGGTGATGGATGAGGTCACCACGCTTAAAGAGCTGCAAGATGCCTATAAACAGGCGTACAAGGCCACAAACGGCGAGCAGGCATGGCAGGCTAAAGTTATTGCCAAAAAAGATGCTAAAAAAGCCATGTTGGAGGGTAAATGAACAACCCACCAGCATTTCCAAGTCAAAGCGTCTACATAGAAGACCAAGAAACAAATTCAAGAGGCATGACATTGCGTGACTACTTTGCGGCAGCGGCGATGCAAGGTATTTGTGCAAGCGGGCCATCTTTGGAATGGTCTAGCGACCGCTTAGCGGCAGAAGCCTACGACCTAGCAGACGCAATGCTAAAAGCGAGGGAAGTATGAACAACCCACCAGCATTTCCTCATGTAGCTGATATCCTGCAATTTGATGGTAATTCAGCTACTGTAAAAACCCTTACGCAAAACGGCATGTCATTGCGTGATTACTTTGCGGCAAAGGCTATGCAAGGGTTTATGGCAAACAAATCCAACCCAATGCGCTTTCAGCCTGAAGATGATGCAAATTGGGCTTACTCAATAGCAGACGCAATGCTGAAAGCAAGGGAAGCATAATGGAACAACGTACAGAAGAATGGTTTGCCGCCAGGTGCGGTAAGGTCACCGCCAGCCGTGTGGCAGACATCATTGCCAAGACCAAGACGGGTTACAGCACCAGCCGCGAGAATTACCTTGCCC